TATCTCTGCTTTAGGGGCAGCAGGGACAATATCACTATCGACATCGAGTGCTTCCTCGATGCCCTCGTATTTACTCGTCGTTTCCTGTTGTGGGGTTTCTTGACTTTCCATCTGTAAATTCACTAAAGAGTTCATTGAATCCAAAATCATCATCTGGGTCAGCATCGACAGGATCGGGAGTGACCTGATACCTGACTTCTCTTGCTGCAGTTGTCTTGGAATCTGTAGCGTAGTCCACGATTGCCTTGGTGATAATCTCAGTGGATTTATCAGCAACAGGACCGTAAAGATATGTCTTCGCTACGAATTGCAGGGTATACACCAATGTACGACGTGTGTCGTAGTCACCTTCATACACGTCATCATAATCTACAGATGTCAATGTGACTGGATAATCTTTCTTCTCTCCTAGAGCAGGAACAAGATTCAGGGTTATATTGAATGATGGTTGAAAGAAGGGTAGGATTTGCTCGATAATCTGCAGAGCATCATCCTGATTCTTAGCAAGGATTGCTAATTCAAAATTGATGTTATATGGCACAGGCATGAAACCCTTGTTAGTGATGTCACCTGTTGTGTGCCTAATGTATTGTGTGGGAGATACCTTTCTTGTGGGATCATATGAGATACCTTGCATCTCAAAAGCAATACGTGGCAGAGTGATCTGCGTTGCATCCTTCTGAGAAAGGTCACCTACTTGACGCAAACGTGCCAAGAATTTTTGCTTAGGACCATAGGCAAGAGGTACCTTCATAACCTCTGTCTTTGAACCCTTAGTGCGGCGCACTTCAATATTATTAAAAAGGGTGCCGAATCCTACGACAGTCTTTCTAATAATTTCGTGATATGTGTATGTTCCTAGCATTAGATTGTACTTCCTTTATTGCCAAACTCACCGAAGGGGTTACCCTCAGTGAAATCGATGATGCCATCAGCGACAGTCTCGATTGCAAAGTTTTGATCGAATTCACTATTCACATTATTTATCGTGTTGTACTGCTCGGTTGTCGCAACTGCACCGCTGGTTTGACCAGTGATAGTCTCACCTGAGGAAAATCTACCAGTGCGGTTGAAGACCTGCAATGTGCGTGTAGCAGGATCCCAGGACTTAACTTCTGCATCGGTATTGGTTGTACCACCAGTGACAATCTCACCAACCTGGAATGTCCCAGGCGTAGGTGTCTCTGCCATGATGACAGCAATAGCATTCGCGAACGTAGTCTCGATAGCATCCACTGCTGCCACACCTGTGTCGATGTCCTCGTCGCTGTACTCGAAGAGCTCACAACGCAGACCCCAAACATAGTTCTGACCCAGTTGATAGAACGGAACTTCATGTTCTACATACTGGATCTCAAAGATTTTATTTGCCAGTGGAAGATATACAAGATCTCCCTCGTTCGGTCTTCCCTCAACAATCAATGTTGCGTTGTCATCTACAGCAGCAGTGAATCTAGAACGGGAAATGATAAACGTTACCTGGTCAGATATACGAACACCAAACTTACTGAATACATCTCCGTCTCCACGGAAACCACCAGCGTCCTCAATATATGCTTCGATTAAATGTGCACCGTTAAATGAAGACAAACTGTCCTCACCAAAAACTGTATCCTCATTCACAAGTGTGCGAGGAATGTAGTACACATCCTTGCCAAACATCTTGATCTGTTCGATGACAAGATCTTCGACTAGACCTTGTTCTCCAGTGGTACCTTGTGTGAAATGTGGATTGAGTGCCATATTAACCTATCATGTCTAGGGGTGGAGTTTCCCAGGTAGTGCGGAGTTGTTCGTCAAGAACTTTCAACTCTTCCACAGCATCGTTGTAAATCATCTCACCATTGAGAGTGACACCACCAGGCATCTGCACTCCTTGGAATTTTGTGAGGTTTTGACCCCATTGCTTTTTAATCTTGGCAGTGGCGTAATCCTTTAACCACATCTGATTCCAGATCTCTGACCATGTAGTAGGGTCAAGTGCTCTCCAACATTTGATAACAATAAACTGACCTTCCAAAGCATCAATACCCCAGTCAAAATCAATGTGTAGTTTATCTTGTACCTGCTGATAACGAACAGGTTTCATGCCTTCCAAGATAAAATCAATCGTTTCAAGATGTTGTTGAATCATGTAATAATGATAGAACTGTGTAGATGTAAAATCATACAGATCATTCAATCTCATCTGATAACGAATGTCGAACATATTACGAGTACCCTTATCAGTAAACGCAAAGAGTCCTTCAATCGCAGTGATATGTTCTGGAACTGACAGATAATTATTTTGTTCTTTCCATACAGTAGTACCATCTACTGCGTTGCTTGACGTATCACCTTTAGCATTAGTGAGGTCGTCAGCAGTTAGTTCGTGCTTTAGATATACTCTTTCAGCACCATCGTAGTGATATTGCTGGAACTTTTGAACAGCGTAGTCAATGGCATCATCACACTGATCATCTGAGACATTAATCTCCAAGACTGGTTTACCCAGTCTACGGAGACAATACTCCTTAAATTCTGCCTTAGTTGTTGGAATTGCCATGGGTTATTAGAGAGCAGCGATGCGGGTCTTGAAGTCAGCGAAGCTGGTAGAAGCAGCAACGGTTGCTTTGAGTGTGGTGAGATCAATAGTCTCAGCTTGCAGAGCGGTGTCTGCCTTGGTGCCTTGTGCAGCAGTAGCAAAGTCGCCAGTTGCAGCAGCGGCAGCAGTGCCAAGAGTAGGAGCACCAGTTAGGTCTCCATAAGCACCAGAGAATAATGTAGGTTTGCCAGTCAGGTCAGCATATGCTCCAGAGAAGAGCGTAGGCAAGTTAGACAGATCATTGTAAGATCCGCTGGTTGCTACAGTTGCCAGATCACCTGGTTGTGTAGCAGAATCAGCAAGTGTACCCTGTGCAGCAGTTGCATAGTCACCTGCAGCATTGGCAATACGAGCGTCAGCACGAGCATCCGTGTAGTAGAGGTTAGTTCCCTCAGACAGGTCGCTAGTAGACTGGTTACTAATGTCAAGGTTTGCACCAACTTGAAGTGCAATGCGAGCATCAGCACGAGCGTTGGTGTAATAAAGGTTAGTACCCTCTGCCAGATCAGCAGTATCCTGATTGCTCAGGTCAAGGTTTGTACCAACATTCAGTGCGATACGAGTATCAGCAAGTGCATTTACCTCAGCGTCAGTACGCTCAGTGAAGGAGAAGACACCAGTAGAAGCGTTGTAACCGAGATCACCACTAGCAGACAGTGCACCGCGAGTGCGGCTATTGGTAAAGAAGACATTAGTGGAACCCTCAGTAAGGTTATCAGTGTTAATATCCGACTGTGTAACTGACAGAGTACCACTGTTATGCTGAATACCATTACCGTATGTGAAATGCGATCTGGTACGAGCAGCAGTCGTAAATAGGTTAGAACTACCCTCTGTGATGTTATCTGTGTTAATGTCGCTCTGAGTGGCACTCAGGGTAAGGAGATCGCCTGCATCGTCGTAGGTTGCAGTGATACCTGTACCGCCGCTGATAAGAGCAGCAACGCGATCATCTACTCTTTCGTTAGTAAAGTAAAGATTTGATGTTCCTTCTGCAAGAGCATCCGTATCGTGGTTCGCGATAGAACCAACCTGAGATTGACCGAAGGTAAGAGCACCAGTAATGGTCAAGTTACCCTGAACCTCAAAGTCCGTAGTAGAACGGAAGTTGGCAACAGTCAGTCTGTTAGTAGACGGATTGTATGTGAGGTTGGTAGAGTCAGTACGGATCTCAGTGTAACCACCGTTTGTAGAAACGAACGTTGGGAAGTATGTAAGGTTTGAAGTTGTGGTATCAGTAACGTCAATCAGGTTACCCTTATCTGCGGTACCAGTCAGGTCACCAGTTACATTACCTGTAATCTGTCCTGTGACACCCAGTGTTCCACCGATGGTGGTGTTGGTTATAACCTCAAGTGAGTTGGTAGTTGTAAGACCACCTGCTGTGATGTTACCAGAAGTAGACTGCAACTCAACCTTTGTAGTTCCAGAACCATTCTGGAGTTGCAGAGTTTTGCTTGCACCACGGAGAACAACGTTATCTCTGAATAGAGATGTGCTGTTCTGAGTAATAGTATTATTAAATGTAGCAGCACCGTCAACGTTGAGTGTGCTGTCA